CATATAAAAACATTACAATGAGTAATAGTCAGACCAGACGTCGACAGAGGAAAAATAATGGGAAAAAGGGAACCCAAGCGAAAGCAAGAGCCTTTATAGGACCTATGAATAGGCCGCAAAAGAAGCAAAGAAGGAAAAGAACCAGAAACAATGGACAAAATCAAATCTCACGAACAATGAGAGTTGACAATTCATCGCAATTTGGTGGATCAGGAGTAGTTAGAAACAAGTTATTTGTTGAAAAACCTGAACCATTTCATGGAGATGAGCCAGTTGGTTTACCTTTCCTTGGAAACAATCCTGCTGGAACCATTTATGGAAGCATAGCATTTAATCAAAATGTTTATCCCATTAATCCAGGTTTACCAGCGATGTTTCCTAGGTTATCCAGACAAGCCTCGCTTTATGAGAGGTATAAGTTCACATTTTTGGAGTTTTATTACCAACATGATGTATCCCAATTCCATCCGGAAGGAACATCAGGTTTGGTTTATCTTAGTGCAAAATATGATGCTGCATCGCCGCCCCCTGCGAATACTACGCAAATAGATTCGTCAGAGCCGAAGGTGAGATGTATGCCCAGCGAAAACTGCATTTTGACTGTAAACCCAGCCCAGTTGCATCCCAGAGGTGAACCTAAATTTGTTCGTCCAGGATCTCTACCAGGAGGTTCTGACATCAAGTTTTATGATGCTGGACATTTGTTTACCACAACTTCAGGACAAGCAGCGAATACCACAGAAATCGGAAAATTAATTGTAAGGTATCGAGGTTTCTTTTACACTCAAGTATTAGAATCCACAGTGCAAACTGCACCACTTAATAATCAGGTCAGTTTGTTCACAACACCAACACTGGTACCTAATATTTCTGGAGGAGGTACAACAACTCCTTTTGCTACAACCGTAACCAACGGGTTAGTAATAGCTGGAAATACCACAGGAGCCTTCGTCCTGCCAGTTGGGAATTATATTATAGATTATGATATGGAATTTAATGGAACAACTGCGACAGTTGCTACTTTAGCACTCCAGGTTAATGGAGGTACAGTCTCAAGTTCAACTAATGCTATAAATGCTAACAACTTAAGTTTGGAAGGATCAAGTTTCTACATTTCATCAAATGGATCAGATATTTGGACAATATCTTATTCCATAGTTGGAACAGTTGCAGGTACATATATCTCAACCGTTCGTTTCGTAGCTGTGTAAGCAGCAAAATGGGTGTCAAAGTGTGGATCATGACCAACACCTTTATGACTTAAAATATGGGTTCCGAGTGTACCGAACACTCATTAGGGTTAGCGAAAATCTGGTTGATGACCAGTACCTCCTGTATTAAAGTATCAGTCTTATGAGTTTAGATCTAAATCAAACTCCACGCGTTTCATTTCATCGTGTATCTATCAAAGATAAGTCAGGAAATGGTTTTATAGCTTAAGTTTTACAAAATTAGAGCCATCGCCTATGAAGGCACCCTTGGGAAAACAACCCATTGACAAATCCAGTGGAACTCTACACTACAATTGAGGAGGTAGATCGACATCTACCCGGGTTACCAGACTCTGCAGCAACGCGCAAATCTCATTAGAGATCTACGCAGAGCTTAGAGCGAGAGTACCCCTGGTGGGAAATCGCTCAGCCACGTATGAATCCTTTTTGGAGATTCTGTACGTCGCTGTACTGTCCGTTTATTTACCGTTCGC